AAATGAACTAATGCGTCAGGGTTTTGTTGGAGAAAATTTAGAAAAGCTTCAACTCCTGCTGAAGTACCGGTTAGTTCTTGAATGTTTTCCTCGTGATCGGCTCTCACCTGGTGAAATTCATCTACACCGTCATCGACCATAGTATGCATTTCGTTAGTTCTACGGCTACAATGATGTTTTCCTGTTAAAAAAGGTTTAGGGCAACTAGTGCCCTTTACGTGTACGTGTCCGCACTTACCGCAGCATGTACCTTTTTTCTCCTCTAGAGACATATCTTCTCTTTTTAAAGTTTTACCGAAGTATGCATTTGTGAAAATATTTTCAAACCGGCGAGTATCTTGAAGTTTTCCTCCTTTTAAAGGGGGTTTTTCAAATTTAACTTCTACCCAATCTACCACACCATTTGAACCTCCCTTACCTCCTCCTGCTGCTGCTATTACTATTCCTTTACCGTATTGCTTGTGTTCGAAAGGGCTGCCTTTTCTGTAGTCAGTCCTTACTTTATAGGGTAACGAAGTTTCTGAAGCTTTAATTATTTCTGGTCTCTCTTCTTTCTCGATTACCCTGTTACCGTCAATATCTACTAGAAATTCTGCGTAAGATGGAGTATATACGCCTGGAGGTCTTACGCCTAGATCTTCTGGTCTCTCTCTTCTAAGGTGATCTTCAATAGTGATTAATATCTGTTCATCATCTGATTTGTAAGTAGGATACATTGTTAGAGCCTTATCGTTGGCTATAACAACTAAGTAGATCGTTCCACCTCCATCCCCGTTAATCATTCCTATATTATACTTCTTGCCATTATGTACCAGTTGAGGAATAAAAACCTTAACGCCAAGATTAACGTTATTAGATCTTCCGACGTTACTAACCTCAAGCCTTGTTAAGTTTTCGTTCAATTTTTCTTGAAGTACAGGAATTAACTTGCTATTAACTTCTTCTTTATTTCTATCTCCGTAAACAGCTTCAGGGAGCTCAATAGCTTTGATTATACCTCGCTCTGCTTTTCGTTTGAGGTAGTGGTCTGTTCTTATAGCTTCCCATAGTTGCATTAATGCAAGAATTTAAGCTTATACTTAGTTGATTGTATCAAGGTCATTACTTCATCATACTGATTTATAAGAAAATTGTCTTGAGGTAATGAAGGTAGAATTGCTTCTACGAATTTGCATAATCCTTCAAAGTACATTGCAGGATTTTCGTCCTCTTTAATCGTACCTGCCATCTTATAATCACGTAAAATACCGTATTTACCTTGGTAACTCTCTACAAGTCCATCTATTAACGGAATAATACCTTCATAGTAGCCTTGAAGAGCAATATGCTGGGCATAAGAAGGAGTTTGTAGATGGTAGATATGAGCCTGATTACGGCTCTGCATCAGTGTTCCAATAAAAGTTCCGTACTGTTCCATTATTTTTCTTTGATTTCAGGTAATTGCTTCTTAGCGGCTTTAACCATTTTATGCTTATCACGCAACCCTTTAATCATAGCCATCTTTCTTTCGGCAAGATTATGATGTTTTTCAGACATTTCCGGAAGATCAGTAGCATCTTTCATATGACTGTTTATCTCTTTCTGAAGTCTGGCAATATGTTTATCGATTTTTTCTAGAACAGTATCTTTTTTCTTCTCAACTTCTTCTAAATGCTTACGAAGCTCCATGCAAGCTGCTTCTGCAACTAGCTTTGCTTCTTCTTCTTCATTGTAAACTCCATGAACACTTTGAGGCTCAAACTGTCCCATACCGAAAGCATGTGTTTGATGCATCACATCATCAGGTGTAGACTCAGGTCCGGGCTTTAGAACTACGAAAATCTTACCGATTTTATCCTCGCATCCTGGATGATCCCAGTTTTCTGATATTACTGGTTCTTCAGATACGTGTTGAGGTAGATTTGTGATATCGGGAGTATGTGCAGCCCACTTTTTTGCAATCTTGGGGTGCTTGGCGAACATAAATCGCTGTTGAGCTTGTGATTTAAAGGGCATTTTTATGGATTTTCTCCATTATAAATATCCAGTTTTCGTAGTTCAGCAATCTGTTCTTTAACCTGTTTATAAATGGCTTTTCTATCGCCTCCATCCCATTTTTCGACCTCTCCTTGTTCAGATACAAAGGTTTCTGATTGATCTACCCATTGCTCTAGGGCTGCTTCTAGGTGGTCTAATTCAGCGTTCTTGTTGCGATTCATAATATTTGCAGAATATTCGTTCCATTCACCGAGACGCTTAATTTCTGACTCCATTTTAATAACGCAATCAAAGCATTTCTTGTGAATACCCCACATTTTTTTGTTGTAATCATTAATTTTCATCAAGTTTCCACATTCTGGACATGTAAGAGGCATTAGTACTAGCTCTTTTATCTTATCGAGCTTGGTAACAGACATTTTAATTCCGTTCTTTATAGTCCATTTCTTACCGTTTTCTTCCCAAACGTCCCCTTCTTTGTGGTCTTGATTACTCTTCTCGTATCCGGTCTGGATTTGAGTTCTAGCACCCGTATCGCCGGTGATAATGTTTCGCATCCTCTGTACATCGCGAGGATTGAACTCTTTCTTAAGATTATTTTCCATAACTAAAACTTACAAAACATCTAAATTATATACGCTTAAATTTAATTTTCCGTATTCTCTCATTATAATTCCAGCTATCGCATTAGCATCGTTTTCAATTTCTGTCCCAGTTTCACCAGCATCACTATAAATTAAATTTAGTTCCTGCTGCCGATGATGTACTAGTTCGTGAGCAAGACTTCTACATACATCAGCAAGGTTTCTCCCGGCTATAAACACCTTTACTGTCATTTCACCAGGATTATATTCACCGAAAGATCTACGCATCTCCACAAAGCTCTTATCTTTTACTAAAGAGATTTTCGGGAGAGATTGAATCTCTAGCTCCTTCTTACAGAAGCCAATAAAGTGTTTTAGTATATCAAGATTCTTCTGGTTCACTTTTGCTCATTTTAGGGGCAAGCATTTTAAATATCTTTGATGCAGCCCCGCGATTGTATGCCGATGTTGGAACAGATTCTTTAAACTCTTCATAGTCTCCCGTCTGTAATAATGTTCTTACATGCGGGGCAGAAGCGTTTGCTTGTCTCTCTTTGACTTTTATCACCTTAACTCTATCTCCAAATTGCTGCTGAAGAGAATTCCCATACTCCATATCATCACTCTCATCATCTCCTACAGCAATATACACTGGATCTATTGTGGGATTTTTTGCTAGAAAATCTATTATAGTTACAACCGGGGATTCTTTAGTTGAAATACGGACTGTTATCTTAGGGTTAGGTTCTGCTTGAAGATACATGTTCCAGATCATAAGAGAGTCTTCCGGCGTAATCCCGTCTACTACTTTCTTACTTATAATGATATATACCTTGTTAATATACGGTTTTGCAGCTAGGGCTTTTGCAGCTTCATAGTGTCCCTTATGTGGGGGTTTAAATCTTCCTGGATAAAAACAAGGACCAGGTTCATTTAGAACTGCTTCAGCAATCGTTTTTCCTAGTATTTTCGGATCAATCATACTAGTTATAAATATCTACCCTAAAAGCAATTTAGGTTTTGCACTCTCTATCTCTTCTTTTAACTCCTCCATATACTTTACCGCTATCTCTAATCTCTCCTTTATTAGAGATGCTTCCTCCTTATCTAATTCTAACCTATATATAAACATCTGATAATCGGAAGATACGCGAGGATCAAAGCTAATAAAGTCACACCATTTAGCTTTAGCACATATCATGTTAGAGATACATTGATTGTAGTAGTTTGGAGCTACCTTCTTGAATTTTGCCGGGCTATCTATCAATCCGTGTTTAAAATGGTTGGCAGATTTAAACGGACACTTTACTTCAATCACTCCATCAGGTTTAACGATACCGTCTGGAGATCCACCGTAGAATTTGTTTGCAACAATAAAGGATGCTTTTTCAACCTCTGTTTTTGTAACCTTTGAATAGTGTTCAATCGCTACCGGTTCAAGTTCTGTACCCCAGTCAAGAGCCTGTCCGTGTGCCGGTTCAGTTACTCCGCCGAAATTCTCACATACTTTCTCTAGTAGATAGGTCTTAGCTGTTTCAGTTAGCCCTTTCTCTCCCATTATTTTGTGAATTTCCGAACTAGTGATCTTACCCCTTCTTATCTTAAACCATTCCTCTGATCTTTGTTCAATTAACATAGTTGCATTTTTTTAAGCAATAACTCACCGAAGGTAAGCTGTTTAGCTGTGTGTAAATATTTTGTTATCTCTTCGAAACCTATTTCTGAAGGATCTTTTCCTTCTAACTCTACTAAGTAAACATCTTTACCTAGGTTAATTAGTTCAAGAGCATAATTAAAAGACTGCTTTAAGGCATCATTATCTAGGACTAAATAAACAGTTTTAACATTACTCTGTACAAGTTTTAACATTAAAGCCCTTGGAATAGTTTTACCAAATAGAGGTATAGCATTTCTCCTCAACGCTATTGCATCAAATATACCTTCACATAGAATAACAGGTACATTCCAGTTAATAAAGTACTCCAAGCCTATCAACTCATTCTTATTACAAGAAGGAGCATTATACTTTCTACGAGGCTCTTTTTCAAACGATCTTGCTATAAAGTAATTTATACGTCCATTGCTATTATAGGAAGGAATTATTATAGAATTTGCATACTTTCCTTTTTCGCAGTAACCTATATTATACTTTAAAATATCTTCTTCTGTTATATTCCTACTTTTGATGTAGGCCTTAGCCTGGCGATAGGTTATATTTGTACTTTTTTGAGAAAGGGATATAAATTCTTTAGGCATCTGTACTACCTCATATTTCTTATCTTCTAACTCTACCTTACCGCCCGGGAAGTAGGTCTTCATTTCAGCTATCTGCGCCGAGCTTGCTTGTAACTTTTTTAAGAGAGATACTAAATTACGTCCTTTAGTTGCAGGCTCGCAAGTCCAACAGTGGTAAAAGCCGCTCTTTGGATCTATCTCTAATTTAGGCTTATGATGCTTACAAAAAGGGCAATAGAAAGCATAATTCCCTTTAGTTGAAGGTTTAGATTTACCTAATACACTATGTAAGAGTCCGAGAACTAAACGTGATTGCTCCATCAAATAATATTCTTACTTTATTATAAGAATTTATTCTGGTATTACCAAATCCTTTCTGAAAAACTTAGCAAGTACGTTGTCGTTATAAGACCTGTCAGTTAGTAATACTTCATTTACGCATTGCAAATGTACTTCCCAATAGGTGAGCTGCTTTTTATTAAAGCAAAACTTAATAATCTCTCTACGAAAATGACTTGTTCCACTATCTACAATTTCCTGCAGTAATACTTTATTTGATCCCCAGTAATCTGACCAGTTTGACTCTTTAGTTACTAATTTTTTTGTTGGCTTTTTTCCAGGTCCGGTATGTTCGGCGAGCTCTTTTTTTGTTAGCTTCTTTTTAGTATTAGAATAGAGGGATTTTTTTCCGATATAAAATCTTCCTGTTCTAAGATTGGTAATTTTATATACAAATCCGATACATCCTTGAGGGAATTTATTTACAGAATCGTATTCTACTACGTTTCCGTCTTCGTACGTAAACCATTTTTCCGACATAAAATAAAATTTAACTATCCCACTTAACGATAAAAGTCATATCCGTATTTGGCGGGATCGGGTAAGGTGTTGCTAGCTTTCCTATTACGAGAAGCTGGTTGTTTTCGTTATAAAGTCCAATAGTTGTAGTATAGGGGCGGAAAGAGGATCCGGTTACGGTGTCGATGAGCGTTCCGTCTACTATTTCTGCAAAAGAGGCGGTACCGTCTTGGGGTGCGAAGAAGGGTAATGCGGCCGATCCTGTAATAAGTTGCTTACGGGCAAAGACGGTAGGATTTTGAGAGTAATTAAAGTCATTTTCAGAGACCCTACATTTCACTTCATTTTGAAATATAGTAGTTTCAGCTGTTAATGTTAGCACAAATGGTACGTAAGAGATTGGCATACTATATAAATATTGAAATAGTAGAATATTTTTATACTGTTTTCAATGTAAGGTTACTAGAAAGTCTGATTTATATATATTAAGTAAGGATTAAAATGCTTTTTATTAATTTATTTTAGTCAATATTATCGATTTGTCTAGCACTTCCTAATCTCATAACCCTATAAGTAGCCTCTTCCGATAGAGCTTTTTTATACTTTCCTTTATTTGCTAGCTCAAATATAAAATCCCAATCGTGAGTATACCTGTTAGTGTGCGGTTTCATTCTCTTTGCTAGTTCAGTCTTGATTATAATGTCACAATGACCTATACATGAAACCTGCATTATAGTATTTCTAATACCGTTGAGAGGAACTAGTTCGGAGTTGTAGTATACCATATCATAATCTGTATTTTCTATCTCAGATAGGTAGTGTCTAAAATGATTACTGGTTATACAATCGTCGTTAGCAAAAAATATAAAATATTCACTGGAAGCATTTTGTATGGCGTGATTAGTTAATTCAAAACCACAACTTCCTCCGTTTTGAGCTGCATTAAAATAATGTATTTTATTACCTCTTTTTTCCTGTTCCTGTTTAATC